TGCAGCATAGAACTGTCCAACTTTTAGGGGGCAGTCCAGGTTCACCACAAGCCTGAGGGGCGGTGCGCCCCCTGTGGGAGCGGGCTTGCCCGCGAAGGGGCCAGTGCAGACAATAGAGGGCTAACTGCCCAAGCCACCGACTATATGCCCCTCGATCCGCAGTCTCTCTATCTCCAGGCGCTCGCCGAGCAGGGCTTCGCCCATGACCCTGCTCAAGCCCAGGCGGTCACGGCCCTGCAAAGCTGTTTCGAAGCCCTGGAAAGTGGCCATGCTGCCCAGGGCTTGTACCTCTGGGGCCCGGTCGGCCGCGGCAAGACCTGGCTCATGGACCTGTTCCACCGCTGCCTCAGCGTCCCGTCCCGGCGCCAGCACTTTCACCACTTCATGGCCTGGGTCCACCAGCGCCTGTTCCAGCTCAACGGCACTGCCGACCCCTTGAAGGCATTGGCGCGGGAGCTGGCCGGGCAGATCCGTGTGTTGTGCTTCGACGAGCTGTTTGTCAGCGACATCGGCGATGCGATCATTCTCGGCCGGCTGTTCCAAGTACTGTTCGACCACGGCGTGGCGGTGGTCGCTACCTCCAACCAGCCGCCGCAACAGCTGTACCGCGACGGTTTCAATCGCGAGCGCTTCCTGCCGGCCATCAGCGCCATCGAGCGGCACATGCAAGTGCTGTCGGTGGCCGGCGAGCAGGACCATCGCTTGCATCCCGGCGCACAGTGCCAGCGTTACTGGGTGGCCGAAGCGGGGAGCAAAGGCGGTGCGCTCGAAGCTGTTTTCCTCCAGCTCAGCGCGGGTGAACCCGGTAGCACTGCGCCTTTGTTGATTGGCTCGCGGCAGGTCGAGGTGATCCGGCGCAGCAACCAGGCGGTCTGGTGCCACTTTACCGAACTCTGTGAACGGCCCTTGGCCGCCATGGAGTTCATGGCCTTGTGCGACCAGTTTCCGGCGATCCTGGTCGAGGGTATTCCGGCCTTGGGCGGTGAACAGCGGGCCGGGCGCATTGCCCGCGGCACCGAAGATGGCGCCGCGCGTGTCGTGGCAGGCGACCGGGAATTGCCGATGCTGTCACCCAGGGATGACGCCGTGCGCCGTTTCATTGCTTTGGTCGACGAATGCTACGATCGGCGTGTGGCCCTGTACCTGGAGGCGCAGGTGCCGCTCGATGCGCTCTACACTCAAGGGTATCTGGCGTTCCCGTACCAACGCACCCTGAGCCGGTTACGGGAGATGCAACTGCAACGCTTCGTCTGAAGGAGCCGAATCATGCAGCCGCTGTCGCATCATCTGCTGACCCAGGCCTACAACAATGGCTGCGCCAACCATCGCCTGTACAAAGCCTGCCTGCAACTGACCCACGACGAGTTCGTCGCCCCCCGTTGCAGTTTCTTCCCGTCGATCAAGGCCACCCTCAACCATCTGCTGACGGTGGACTGGTTCTATCTGGACATGCTCGAGTGCGAACAGCGCGGTGAAACGCCGAACCCTGACGGCGAGCGCTTTTTCGAGCCGGAGCAACCGTTTGCTACCTGTACCGACCTGCATGCCGAGCAGGCCCAGGCCGACCACCGGCTGATCGCCTATTGCAGGCAGTTGCAGGACGATCAGCTGGCGCGCTACGTGAGCATCGTGCGGCCTGGGCGGATCCAGCGCGAACAGCGCTTGCGCCTGCTGGCGCATTTGTTCGAGCACCAGATCCATCACCGTGGGCAGGTGCATGCGATGCTCAGTGACACAGCGGTGCGGCCGCCGCAGCTGGATGAGTTTTTCTGTGAAGAGGAGGCCGACCTGCGCGCCCTGGACTTCGCCGAACTCGGCTGGAGCGAAGCGCAGGTCTGGAAGGGTTAGCGCCCGAGCCACTCCACCAGTGTCCGGTTGAAGCGCCGCGGCTCCTCGATCTGCGGCGCATGCCCCATGCCCTCGAAGATCACCAGCTCGCCTTGTGGAATCAGCTTGGCCACGTGCGGCCCGAGTTCCTTGTACTTGCCCAGCTTGGCCTTTACTTCAGGCGGGGCGATGTCGCTGCCGATCGCCGTGGTGTCCTGGTCGCCGATCAGCAGCAGGGTCGGCATCTTCAGGTCCTTGAACTCGTGATACACCGGCTGGGTGAAGATCATGTCGTAGATCAGCGCCGAGTTCCACGCCACCGCCTCATGCCCCGGCCCCTTGTTAAGGCCCGCCAGCATCTGTACCCAGCGCTCGTATTCAGGCTTCCAGCGCCCCGCGTAGTAGGTCTTGCGTTCATACTCGCGCACGCCTTCGGCATCGAGCTTGAGCTCGCGGGCATACCACTGGTCCACCGTGCGGTAGGGCACCCCGAGTGCTTTCCAGTCCTCGAGGCCGATCGGGTTGACCATCGCCAGGCGCTCGACCTGCTGCGGGTACATCAGCGCATAGCGAGTGGCGAGCATGCCGCCGGTGGAGTGGCCGAGCACGATGGCCTGCTTGACGCCCAGTTGTTCGAGCAGGGCATGGGTGTTCACTGCCAGCTGCTGGAAACTGTACTGGTACTGCGCCGGCTTGCTTGAAGTGCAGAAGCCGATCTGGTCCGGCGCGATGACCCGGTAGCCAGCCTGGCTCAAGGCGTCGATGGTGGTCTCCCAGGTGGCGGCGCAGAAGTTCTTGCCGTGCATCAGCACCACGCTGCGGCCATTGACCTGGCCCTGTGCTGGCACATCCATGTAGCCCATCTGCAGGTGCTGGCCCTGGGACTGGAAGTCGAAATGCCGGAGGGGGTGGGGGTAGCTGAAGCCTTCGAGCTGTTTGCTGAATGGGTGTGAGATAAACCTAACAGGACCAGTGAGAAAAAGGTGGGATACTCCGATCCACACTGACCAATACTGGGATGGGAAATCAAATTCCGTTGGTCATGCTGCAATCGGTGGGATGCCGGTCAGTCGTGACCGACCGGGCTGAACATGTCGCGTTGACGGCTATCCAGGTCTGCCTTGCGCAGGACCTTGATAACCCGGTAGATGAACTGAAGAGAGAACCCGTACTTGCGGGCCAGCTCCCGGTGGTTCTGGCCCTTCCAGTCTTCATAGATCTGCTGGTGCATGCGCGATGCTTCTATCCGCGCCCCCTTGGGCATGTACAGCTGCTGTCCACCCCATTGCTCAACCATCCGCATGGCGACATCGGTGCCGAGGGCGTTGGCCGCATCCTTAGAAACGCCGAACGCTTCCATGGCTGCGACCGAGACTTGCTCAGCCAAGTCGTCCAGCAGATCTCCGGCAGGGCTACGGCCTTCTGCTTTCATGCTCCCTCCTGCTCGATTCGAGCAATCCATTTCTTCATCTCCTCGATCACAAGACTGGCCTGCTCCGAGGTGAGCCACTGCAAAGCCTGGGCGCCGGTGCGGCCCTGGACGAACTTCACCAGCGAATCCTCAGAGGCGTCCCGCAGCACTCCAAGGTCTCGGAGAGTCAGCCAGAGCGAGCGGATCTTGCGGGACCACGGGTCGGCGGCCCGAGTCCTTTTCTCCTTGGCATTTGGACGAACCATGAAGCCTTTGCTCTTGAGCTCTTCCAAAACCCTGTAGAGGTTTGGAACGCTCAATTTGGCACTGGAGGTCGCCCCGCCAAGCCCTTTCATGCCGGCCAACATCAGGCGGTAAGTGTCGTCATCCATCTGGAGTTCGCGACGAGCAACATGGATAAGCTTGATCAGACGCAGCCGATTGGGATTGGACGGTGCGGTACTCACTGGCTGCTCTCCCGCTCTGTACCGGTCGTGGCCACGCTTTTCTCCAGGAGCCGAATGCGGCTCTGCAACTTCTTCACCACAGCCTTCTGCAGGTGCGGCAACGCGAGCGCAGCACGACATTGGTCTACGTCAAAGCTATCCACGGCGCGCAGACGGCTTTCGGCATCTACCGCGCCGTACTGGCGACCAGGTTGCATGAAGGGATTGGCGTGTGACATATCACACCCCCTGGGTCAGCCGAGCGACCGGCTGATGGCCAACTGCGTGATGCAGTTGAGCAGAACGACCTGCCTCATATCCGGCGTCACCGGCCACCTCGTCGCGGGCCTTGAGCTTGCGGCGTTTCATCTTGGCCTGACCAAGCTTAGGGTAGTTCTTCGCCATATAGGCCTGGATAGCCTCGGCAATGTTGTCCTCGACCCCAGCGAACTGCTCTACCTTTACCAGCACGGCATCAATCCAGCCGTGGGCGAAGGCATCACCCCGCGCAACCTTGGTGGAGCGTTTGCAACGTTTCTGTGTGGCAAGGTAGTCCCGTCGAGCCTTCTGCAGCTGGCGCTCCAAGACCTGGTAGGCGTACCCCGCCAGTTCTGGTGCCGCTCCGCAACCGATAAAGATGAATGAAGCGTGCTCAAACCAGGGAGCACTGATGATGAAGTGGGCGCCGAATGCCTCGCCGCAGACATGAGCCAAACGTACACGCCACGCCGGGGGCTCACTCTCCGATCCAGCTGCTACCTTGGCCTCGCCGGCCATGCTGGCAAGAACGTCCCCCATTTCCAGGTTGTAGGTTTCCATGAGCTTGTGAGCTTGGCGCAGGGCAATTTCCGCTTCGTTTGGGTTGGAGCCCTTGCCCTTTGCCATCTCCAGGCATTTCTTGATCTTGTCGAGGATACGATCCTGGTCCACGTTACACCCCTGCCAAAGTCATGTTGATCGGCAGGTACTGGTCAGTGTTGCCCTGGCGCTTGTAGACCCGGATGTAAACGGCAGTACCGTTCACCTGGATGGAATCCTTCAGCGCCTGCATGGCGGTCTTCCAGGCCGGGTCATTGATCTCCACTCGCAGCAGACTGAGCACATCTTTAACCATGAGCTGGCCTTGACGGTTGGCCCGAAATGCACGGTCGACCAATACGCGTAAGTGGTCGTTCGCCCCCTCCGACCAGGTGCTGATGCACTGATTGATCAGCTCGCGGGCGGCGAGGATCTCCTCGGTGAAGACGATGCGGTCTGCGTAGGCGCGCTCGATCTTGTACTGGCCGTCATAGGTGGTGATCGAGACGTTGCCCTTCTGCCCACCCAGCTGGACGCCGTAGCGTTCGGAGGACACGGCGATCAGGTCCGCAATGTCGGCAAGCGCCTGTTTCTTGAAATCGGCCAGCAAGGCGTTGATATGCTCGGCGGCATTGCCTAGATCGCGAGCGACACCGTCGCGCAGCTTGTCGTGCTCGCGCACCTGGTGCTCAGGCACCAAATGGCCAGCAGCGTTCATGACGAAACCGGCTGGAATAGCAACCGCCTGAGATTGTTGGATATCAGCCATGAGTTGGCTCCTCAACTGGGGAAAAGGTTTTACAGCCGCAGCGCGGGCACACGTTGTCGCTACGCCAGGAATCTTTCGGATGCGGGCGGCGACGGAGTTCGGTGAAGGCGCCAGTCCAGCGGCAACGGCGACACTTCAGCAGTCGATCTGTCATCAACGCTTCCCCCGTGCTTTAGCAGCGCGTTTTTCCTGCAGTTTCTCGGCGAGGTAACGCAATTCGCTGTGAATCTTTGCGTAGTTCCCCGCGATAAACAGGTCCAGCAGCTTTACCAGCAGGTTGTTGTGCTGAACCTGATAGGCCTTCAGCTGGTAGATCTGTTCATCCTGGCGGGACAGTTTGTTTATGGCTTCCTCCGCCAATGCGCAGAGTTCCTGGCGGCTGAGCTGGGAGAAGTCCTTGGGCACCGGCAGTGTGGGTTCAGTCACAGCTGATACCTCTCTTCAATCCAGTGCCCAGGCGCCATTGCAGGTGTCGGGTGGTTTTCGTCTTGCTCGTGTGGGGAGAGCTGGCGCTTGGTGCCGGCCTGCAGCTGGCTGTCGGGGATGCAGCTGATGCCGACCCCATTCAGCAGGTAGCAGGTGACGCCGCGTTGGCTGTCGTGCTGTACGTCGATGACGTTCTCTTGGGGCAATGGTGCTGCGCTGGTGCCGGTGGCCAGCAACAGGAGACAGAGGACGAGACGGCTCATTGGTCCTGCTCCTTCACCAGGCTGTACCAAACCACATCTACGCCACGAATCGTCACGGTGGAGCGGGTACGGCGCCCCACGGTGGAGTAGCGAATGGAGCGCAGCTCGTGACCGAAGCGCCGCGACAGCAGCTCAACGCTCTCGGCATCGATCTTGATACGGTTTTCGGCCAGCTCCAGGCCTACCACTTGGATGCCGCTGCTGCGCATGTCACGGGCCAGCTGGTTAAACGTCGACAACTTGACCGGGAACTCGGAGGCAAGAATGCTCACCGGTTGGTACTGCTGGGTAATCGCGCTGACGGTTACCATTTCACACCCCCTTAACAACATCGGCGGTGACCAAGGGCTCACCGATCTGCGTGGCCAGATTCATGGCGGCCTTCACCAGGTTGCTGAGGGCTAGCGGATAGAGCTGGCTGGTCTTGTCGCGGCCACTGGTGCTCAGGCGTTGAATGATTGCCTGGATGCCACATTGGCTGATGACTTCCTGCAGCGGCTTTTGGAGCCGGCCGAAGCGGAAAGCCAGGTGCTGTTCGACGGCGGTGACCGATATTGGAGACAGCTCCACAATCTCGACCCGTTGCGCAACCTCTCGCACTTCGCCATTGCGCGGGCTCAGCTTGTGCAACAGTTCAGGCTGGCCGATCAGGATGATCGAGATCAGCTTGGTAAAGCCGCCAACCTCCAGCTCGCGCAGCCGCTTCAATTGCTTGAGCGTCGGTATCGGCAGCGAGTGTGCTTCTTCGATGATCAGCAGATGCCGATTGCCAGCGGCATGGCTGGTTTTCAACGCACGGTGCATCTGGGCGAAACGCGCCTCAGGCGAGGATTTCGTTTTCTCCAGGGGCGCAACAGCGGCCATGATCGCTTCTGCGATATGGGTACTTTTCAGCGTCTTGCCTTTGGTGTCGTTGTCTTCCATCGCGAGGATGTACGGCTCGATCACCATCACCGGGGCATTCTCAGCCTCAAGGCGGTTGTGCAGATCGCGGCGCAGCGTGCTCTTGCCGGCGCCGGATTCGCCGATCACCGCCAGAAACCCATCATGTCGGGCAACCTGGTACATGGATTCACGGACGTAGCGAATGTCCGGGCTTACGTACATATCGTCAGCCTCTTGCAATTCATCGAGCGGATCGCGGAAAAGACCGAATTGCTTCCGTGTGGCTGGTGTCAGCACCTGTTTGGCCATTAGCATGAGCTCGCACTCCTGTTCGTTTACTTGGTCGTTTTCGGGTGGGGTTGCAGGGGCCTCGGCGTTGGCGCGCCGGGGCTCCGTCTCTTTAAAGGCAGCAGCGATAGCTGCAACATTGGCGCCGCGCTGGGCAAGGAACGTTTGAATTCGCCCCTGCAGCGCGTTGCGATCCAGCGATTTGGGCCACTGGTTGTGGTTGATCAGTTGGGCGATAGCGGCCTGGCTCAGATCGACCGCACGGGCCAGCTCGGCCTGTGGAACCTTGATCTCGGCGAGCACGTCCTTGAGCTTCAACATCAGGCATTACCTCCTACTACGCGCAGGCCAGGCCGGGCTGGCGCACGCAGTTGCTGGGTGATGGCGTCGAGCTGATCTTCCGGCACGCCGTTTGGGTAGCTGGACTTGAGCCAGGCCATCGAGTCGGCAGTCCAAGTGCTTCCCAGCTGGAGACGCAGCAGTTTTGCGGCCTCCACGTGGGAGAGAGGTTGAATCTCCACGGTTGGCGCGGTGATGGGCGAAGCAACGCCGCGCCGTGGCATGTAGGTAGGCAGCACCGTATCGGTGATGTGCTTGTGCGGATCGATCTCGCCGTTGAACGGCAACGCCCGCGCCTTGCGGGCTGCAGCCGCGTCTTCCTGCGATTCGGTTCCGGTAACCAGCTGTTCGATTGTCTTGCGAGCCTTCTGCGCTGGGGTATCGGCCTGGGACTTGAAGGATTCGCCGATCACTGCGGAGGTCGCCTTGAAGCCGTTGGCATCGATGGCGATTCGCTCAACCACATGGAAGACCTCCCGGCCATCCTCGTTCGTCATTACCACCTGGGCGCTGTCTTCATCGCGCCACGGGTTGCGGGTGATCAGCAAGGTATCGCCCACCATGATCTGTGGAATGCTGGACACATCGAATTGCCCGCCGCGATAGGAAACCTGGAGGAAGTCGTTGACCTTCCGGGTCTCAGGCGCGGTCACTGCCAACTCGCGGCAAACCTCCACCGATGGCGCCAGGCGCAGTTGATCTGCTTGAACGGTCAGCCACTGCCCGTAACGGGTGCGGCGGTGGCGCGTATGGATGGCGGTCGCGTTGTGGTAGCGCATCCACTGTCCCGCCCAGCCGTTGATCTGCTCCAGCGTTTCGGCTTTCTGCAGCTTCAAGGCTGACTCGAACTCGCGCTCAACAATGTTGTGGGCCTGTTCAACCTGCCCTTTGGCGCGAGCGTTGCCCACCTTGTTGATGATCAGCTCGATGCTCAGCGCCTTGCACAGGTTGCGGAAGATCGCCGAAGTCATGGCCGCGCCAGGGTCCGTCATGATGATAAACGGCACACCATGGAAGGGATCGTTTTCGCCGCGCTTCTGCATGCAGCAGATCAACACATTGCACAGGTTTTCCGCAGACTCGGCGCCCAACACGTACTGCACATAGATGGTGCCGCTGGTGTGATCGGTGATGACATACCGCCACAGTCGCTTGCGTTCGATCTTTTTCAGGTTTGTGGGCTTGCCGTCATAGAACTCGGCCTGGCTCATGGTCTTGGCGCCATCATCGTCCAGGTAGAACTGGGTGGAGATCGACGCGTCAATCTGCCAAACGTGATTCGGATGCCGGCTGGCCAGCGAAACGGCTGGCTCCGGTTGCAGCAGCTGATCCGGGTGCAGGCGGTAGGTCCGCAGTGCACGGGTGATAGAGCTGATCGACAGCGGTACGAACTCGCCGGTCTTCTCGTCGACGCGACCGGCCAGGATCTTGCCATTGCTACGTAGCCGTTCCACTGCACGCTCAACGGTGGAGAGCTGTTTGTTGTTGGCGCGGATCGACTCCAGGAGCAGTGCCGAGATCATGTAGGCCTCTGGCTCGCTGAGGGTGGTCTGGCCGGCGTCGGTGCGGCGCTTGCGAGGGGCATTCACAGTGACCTCCCGAAGTTTTCGATAGATGGTCGGCAGGGACAGGCCCAGCTCAACGGCCGCTGTTCGGCAGAGCTCGGTACGCTGACCATGCGGGGCAACTTCCACCGCACGAGCCAGGTCTACGAGGCGTTGGGTCACAACGGCGTTCATGGGTTATGCTCCCGCCAGCGCTTGAGCAACCTGGGTGTCAGCGTCTTCGCGCATCCACTCTGGGGTTGCGTCCGCATCAGGGGTAGCAGGGATGCCGTACTCCACGCGGATCGAGGACACGGCACGCTCAACCTGGGCGAGTAGACCCGCAATCACTGCGCGATGGTCCGCACCGTCTTCGTCGGCGTGCGCTACCAGGGCTTCGACGGCTGGGCGGAGTTTGCAGACGACGGCGGCTTCTGCCTCGGTGGCCAGCTTGGTGGCCTCTTCACGGATCGCAACGACCTTTTCATCGGCGGTTCGGGCGGCGACCAACCGGCGGGATTTCTCCAGCTCCAGCTTGGTGTCCTGGAGCTTGCTCGATGTGTCAGCCAGGACCTGGCTCTGCGCCTCATAGTCGGCATTCACGTTGTCAAGCTGCTGGGCGAGCGCCTCTTTATCCTTGGCGTTTTTCGCGATCAGCTCTTCGGCCAGATCAACGAATGCGTCTTTGTCGCCGGACTTGGCCGCTTCGAGGAGAGCCGTTTTCTGGTCTTCGGGAAGCTTGCGGTACTGGCGGAGTTCGCGGTAGCCGATGCCCATACGGGACATGGATTCGAGAGCCTCTTCACCAAAGGTGCGGAGGTTGGCAATGTCCATGTTCGCCTTGTCATGGGAAATTCCCAGCAATTCGCAGAACTCTTCCCAGGTCCCCGAAAAGTACGAACCGTTCGGGTTTTTCTTGCCCTTCAGAGCTTTGTACAGCTTGTTTTCCTTGACGAAGGCCAGCTTAGAAGCACGAACCGTTCGGGAAAAGTCCTCGAATGCACCGGCCATTTGGGCCTGGCCAAGGAGTTGGTTCACCAGGTCACGCTCGTCTTGCATGCCTTGGGCAATGTCACCCAGGGCGGTCAGCGCGGCGGCGTCCTCTTGGAATGCTTGTGGGTTGATCTCGGCCATGGGTTGAATCTCCGTGGTGCTCGCTTTACGGGCCATGTACTACTTCCTTAAGTCAGTTGGGGGTGCGGGTATAGCGCTGGCGGCGCTCGTTGAGTTCGCTTTGGGCTTTACGCAGGGCTTCGTCGAATGCGAAAGACACCTGGACAAGGCGCGGACCCAGTTGCCACCGGTGATGATCGTGAGGGCTGCGGTCTGCCAGGCCGGCAGTCCGGAGGTTTTCAAGGGCACGCAAGGCGTTGTCGTTTGTGCAATCGGCGGCGATGGCCACCTCTTTCAGGAGCATGCCGCGGAACTCATTGCCAGCCAGGGCCAGCATCACTCGGAGAACGCGTTGCACCTGCTCGGAGGTGTACTTGTCGTCTTTGCTCATGGCTGCTCCCCCAGTTCAAGTTGCGGCTGGGCATGCTGCTGCACATTTCCGCGATGCCATGCCAGTTCTTCCAGGCCCGCCTGGATGGCTGCAAGGGCGGCGGCGGCTTCGACATTGTCTGAGTAGAAGGCCATCAACTGGCCGGTAGCATCGTGCAGGGTTGTCTGCAGCGTCTGAATATCGTGTGCGCTGGCAGTACGGCCTGCGGGCACATCGATCAGCAGCTTGCCCCCACTGCTGGCCAGCCAGCGTGTGACCAAACTGATGCCGCATGCTTGTTCATAGGCAGGGATCAGCACGGCAGGCATACGACCGTTGGCGATCCACTTGTAGAGAGTCCAGTGATCCTCCAGCCCCATCAGAGCGGCGATGCGCTCGATGCTGTGGTTGAAGCGTTCCTTCGCGTGCTGCTGGCACAGCTTGAGAGCGTCACGAAGGTTGTTCGGCTGTACGCGCTTCCACTGACGAGGGCTCATTGGAATTGCCCCGTAGCCAGCCCGGATCGGGCTTCCAAACAAAAACCGGGTTTGATCCTTGGTAATGTCATTGCGCCATGCACAATGAAATCAGGTACATTCACGGGTAGGAATTGAGCCATGGACAACGAGCTGCAGCGTTTGCAAGCACAAGTAGAGGCGCAGAGCTTTGTGATCGAAGCGCTATTACGGATCTGTGTACAATCAGAGCTGATTGACCCTTTGGCTATGGCCAGGGAGTGGCGCGAATTCCGGCAGAGCCCGACTTTCTTTGCTACGAATGCTGTAGCGAAGCGGCAATTGGCCGATGAACTGGAGGGCTGGGCTGATGTGATCATCATGCGACTTCCAGAGCCTTGGCCGGATCGGTGCAGATCTCGCCCGCTTTCAGGCCCAGCTTGATCGCGATCTCATGAGTCTGGCCGCGCACGCACTTTTTGCGTCCGCCCAGCACCTCGAACACGAGGTTCGGGGAAAATTTGTTGGCGACTGCCCATTGGGTGATCGAAATGCCCTTGGCCTTGAGGGCCGCACGGGCCTGGTCGGGGGTACGTAGCTTCATGAGGGAAGCTCCTTTCGAGGGGTTATGGCGCCTTTTTTGGTGCCGACTAAGTGACCATTCGTGGTGGGATGGTGTGGTTTAGATAATGGGACATTAATGTCCCATGGTCAAGAGGCTTTTATGTCCAATGGCGTGGGTGATCGAATCGCTCAGCTTCGCGGCTCGATGAAGATTGGGGATTTCGCGGAGTGTCTTGGGGTGAACCGCAAGACAATTACTCGCTGGGAGGCCGGCGAAGCGTTGCCTGATGGCTCCTCTTTGCTCGCACTCCACGAGAGCTTCGGGGCGGCGCCCACTTGGGTGCTGCTGGGGGATATACCCCCAGGAGCAGAGGTGCCTTTGTCAGCAGAAGAGACCCTATTGCTGGAGCGGTATCGTCAGAGTCCAGTGGCCTTGCGAGAAGCGGCATTGCGTGTACTGCTCGGTGAAAAGCCGATGACTCGCAGCTTCAAAGAAGTGGGCCAGTATATTGAAGGTTCCGTGAACCAAGCCGGTCTGACATTGAATGTCGGGGGCAAGAGGAAGAAGTAACCGTGAGCAAGGAATTCCAGTCTGTTGGGCAATACACCGAAGGTCACATCAATAATTACGACGTTCAAATCAACATGGCTGGAAGGGCCGAGTTCCGGCCGCTTGTTCCTGCTCAGAGAAAAGAGTTATACGATCTAGGAATTCGGTGCACCGAGCTTGGGGCCGACTCCAAAGACATTTGGCGTGCGGTATTTGCAGAGCTTGGTGTCAAGCAGATCGGGGATATCGCGACAGAGCATTTCCAGCGAGCACGCAATGTGCTGCAGTGCCGGCTTGATGCTTTGTTGGAGGAAGAGGATAAGCGACGCCTAGTGGGCAAGGTGCTCCGTATGACCACGGAGAAAGATGCGGGTGCTGAGCTCAATGACTTCTGCGATGTCACGTTCGGTCGCACACACCTCAACAAGCTAAAGCGAGCAGAGCTGCAGCGGGTGCTGGAGTTCATTCAGGGCTTTCAGGTAGCCTCGCTCTCAATTGACGCGACCATGAGTACGCCTCAACGTATGCCGCTACGTGAATTCTTACTGATCCACAGAGCGCACGCCGCAGGCCTGTTTGTTTTCGGGCTTATCGTTGGGAAATTCTGGTTCTAGTCCGATACCGGCTTACTGATTGAAGGAGATAGGGATGTCTAGTGTTGTCTTCGCTATGGGCGTGATTTTTCTTGTTGCCGCGATAGCAGGCTTGTTTAAGCCAGTACTCTTCAAAGACAAAAAAACGGGGGAAATACCAAACCGTTGGCAGGTGTTTTTCTGCGGGGTGGTTATTGCGGCTGTCGC